GTGAGGTTGAAGTTAGCCATTATTCCCCTCCTATGCTATGTTTGTATATTCCGTACAATCAACACAGCCGCCGAAATACATATCGCCGTCTATATCGGTTGTGATATCCTCGTTTACTGTGAATGCCATGTGCGCCGGTGCCATCGAATACCAGGTCGTACAGAATGTCAGGATCGCACCGTCAATGTGCACGTTGAAGCTCATGTCAACGCTCTGGTTGGCGGTATCGACGGTCAGCGTATATGTACCGGCACCGAATATCTCATCGAAAACCGACCGCATCTTGCGTTCGGAGTACGGGATTGAGATCGCCAGTCTTGACAGTACCCTTTGCCGCCTTACATCCAGTGAATCGCCCGGCGCGGGAACCAGCCCCAACAGTGCCTCGTACTGTTCAAGTGTGGGTTCATCGCAGGTCTGAACATATAAATTATCCCAAACCTGCTGTTCAAGACCGCCCGCCATGCCCAGACCTTCAGCCCATGCCTTCATGATCTCGGGATACTCAATGATCTGTTGGAACAGCTCGGGAAGCATGGCAACCAGCTCTTCCTTCGTCGCGATTTCTATCATGATATTGTCACCGTCCCCATCTCAGGTATTTCCTGCAACGCCGATGTTTCAGTACAGCTTACATCCGCCGCGGATCCGTTCAGTGTCACGCCGGTGACATTGATAACGCCCTCAACGGCCAGGATCGCGGATATGACCCGCGCAAGATATACTGTAACGGTATACTGTACCGTATAACCGACTATCGCATCGCCCCAGCTCTGTGCAGCTGATTTTATATATGCGTCAATGGCATCCTCGACCGCCTGGATGTCCGAAGCGCCGCCGTGTCCGGTATCCCACTGAATCGTGCAGGCCACATCAATAGGCAGCGCCGTTCCGGTCGATATAGTGACTTCCGCGCCGATAGGTGCCATACCGAAGCCCAGCGAAGAAGGCGCATTGACCGGCGGGCAGATATAGTTCTGAACCGCATCGATAAGCGCTGTCTGTGCGGGTTCGTAGTTATCATCCAGGATAGAACACAACACCGTGCCGCCGCCGTTATACGACGGATACACCTGCACAGCGCCCACGCCGGACAGGCTCAGGATCGTGTTGCGGTATGAGGAAATATTGCCGCCAAAACCGGCAACCTCAAAGCTTTCCGCATACCGAGCCCGGAGTGCCGCGTCGGTTTCTTCGTCGGTGCCCACCGTGATAATGGTTCCGATGGTTGCCAGTGTCAGTCCGTTTATAGCTGTGACCGGCATGATCGGTCCCGTGTAGCTGTTGCCGATGATACCGGCGGTCTCGCAGGTCATTTCGTATACGTAGGTTGCACCGGAGCTGATCAGATCACCCGATACAAAATTCACGCTGTCAGCGCCGTTTATGGTCTTAAATACTGACCCTTGCGGAATCGCCATGTTAAACGTGCCCTGTCTTACTGCAGGCGTTGCGGGTTTACGCGATATGCCGCGGCTCTCGGTGATCAGATCCAGATACGCCCCGACAGCGGTCTGGCTGTTGGAGTTTTGCTGAATCTTGTCCATGTCGAGATACATGCCCTCAAGCCACCACGCGCCGGGCGCTACGGCGGTCTGTGTCATGGAACCTTCGCGGGTGTCGATGTTCGGGTCGACCTGCCCCAACATTTCCTGCTCGATGTATTCCTTTGTGTAACCGGAAAAATCAATCATATCTGCACCCCCGTCCCAAACGTGCCGAACACTGTCACTACGTCAAACATGACCAGCATTTTATCGCCGTTTATCTCAAACACATAGTTCTTTTCCATCAGGATCCTGTCATCGACCGAGAACGCGTCCCTGATGCGCTCGGGCAGTGTTGATTCTATGTAATCAGGATCCTCTCCTATCAGATCATCCAGCTCCACGCCGAAGTTGGACGTGTATATCTGGTAATTGAAGCGTTTTGTTGTCAGGATGATCTCGACCGCCTGCCGCATGGCCTCAAGGTCTTCGTTCATACCTGCGATCTGGTCACCCTCGGGATTGATCAGAAACGTGTTTGTCGGTAGGGACTCATTGACCAGATCCTCAAGATCAGTCCCTTCCGGTAATGTATTTACCGCCATGACTCCCCTCCTAAACTACTTTTGACAGAATGATGAATTGCTGGCCTTTCATGACCCGCAAAAGGATCACCGCATCCCCGACCTGAAGGTCGCTCTGGACTTCAACGTCGATTTCCACGTCGGTAACGTCCACGTCCGTGACGTCAACGTCTTCCTGCGATATTCTGACCTTGCCGGTGCCTGTGCCCTTGCCGGTGCCATCTGTAGCGTGTACGATGCGCTTCTTGACCGAATCGGTCAGGATCAGAGCCTCTTCCGGTATCGGCGGAAGGTTCGCGTTGAGCGTTACGCTCAACGGGCTGACACTTGCGACCGTACCGATAGCCAGTTCTGTAGTCTGGAACGCGTCAAGGCTCTGGTTTATGATCTGATGTATCGTGTCTATCAATTCCATTACGCAATACCTCCCAGATCGTTAAAGTTGCGGACTTCTATCTCCATTGTGTGGCTGTTGCCGGTGATTTTGTGACTTATGCGCTCAGTCAGGAACATCCTGGTCGTATTGGTCGCTGCGATCTCGTCGATCCGGACCGGAATGATCCAGCCCGCCCGAAGCTCAGGCGCACCGATAACCTTTTTTAGCTTCAGCGTCTGCCATATCCTGTCATAATATTTCAAATAGTTCTGGCACAGTTCCTCGATCTGCGCCGCGTTCATGTTTTCATCCACGGTATCGTAATATTGCAGCAAGCCCCATTGACGGATCGTGTCTGAATCTTCATACATATACACATCCGCGCGGCCGGTGTCCTTGTTCGGTCTGGCCAGCTTCACGCGGTTGTAAGTGTCGCTGTCGATGCTTCGCTGGTACGAATAATCCGAAAGCAGGCTCGCATCGCCGATCAGTTTGTCCCATATGCGTTTGCTGGCTTCTATCAGGGTCAGCTTGCCGTAATCATCGTAGAACAGATATATCTTGCCGGTCTGTTTTATGGTCTGGGCAAGAGCGTCCTCGATGATATCCAAACAGGTTTCATTTTCAGCCCGTAGGCTCGGAAGCTTGTAACCTGTGTCGGCGATCTCCCCGACCTCTAAGCCAAAGTCCGATGCGATGGTCTTTATGATGTCACCCAGCGACCGCGCCCGAAAGTCATATGATGCCTTGGCCTTTAAGTATCTCAGCTGATCGTATGCGGTATATGTGACCTTGTGGTTGCGCTGTCGCTCCGCGCTGAAGATATAGCCCTTGAAAATGTCCATACCTTCAAGCGTGACATAGATCGCGGAACCCATCTCAATATCGATTCCCGCATCCTCCACCGTGGAAAACGTAAACTTGCCTGGTGAATTAGTGCGGTTTGTTACATAGTTAGCCTCGACCATTACGGGCGCATAGTCCTTGATGGTCTCTTTATTGCCTTTTTTCGTTATAACCTTTAGGGATATATCCATCTGATCACCCCTTTATCTGAAGGTTGCTTTCCTTGATCCAGCCGTGCGTCCCGATCAGCACCGGATAAGCCCTGCCAGGCACGATGCGCTTGACCTCGATGTCCAGATTCTTCGCTGTCCCGTGTGGCTCGTCCCCGTATGAGGAATAGTAATAATTGCCATTGGCAACGACCTTCGCGCCCACTCTCAACACCGGTTTGTCAACGGTGCGCTGCGCTTCGCGGCTCGCAGTCTTTGTATATTCCCCGGTCTTCTTGATAACGACCTTTTCAGGTTTGGTTTTGCGATACTCCATCAGCTCCAGGCTGTACGACACATCCAGCGGCTCCCCGCCTTTGTCGGTGGTCTGGAAATTTTTGACCGTGACACGGATGTTCATGTTGTTCTTGCCCTTGCGGTAGATCGTGAACCGTCCGACCTGTGCCGTGTTCATGGCATTCCTCAGAATGTCCATGTAATACTTAGGCGGCTGGGCTTCCGCGTTGGTATAGGGGTCTAACGTTGTCCCCGGAAAGAAACAGTCAAATTTTATTTTCTGCAGGTTGGACAGCTGCGGGATGTCTATCTGTCCCACGCCCATGATCATGAACTGGCTCGGGTTTGAGCCTTTCGTGATCTCCAGCTCTTCAGGATTAACGGGCAGCAGGAACTTTTCACCGCCAAACTCCAACCATATCTTTGTTTTAGGCTCGATTTTCATGCCGCCCTCCTATGTTAGTGTGCCGTTGCCGTATGCGCTGCCGCCTGCTCGATTAATACCACCCTGACAGCTTCCGCAACGTCTTCATTAGTCAACGTGCCAGCTGCACTCTCAGGAATAGATACGTTGATCTCAGGTGCAAGGGTCTTGAGCTCGACTTTCTGCATGTATTTCATTTCAGCCAGATCACGCAGGATCTTGACGTCTTCCTCAGCCAGATTGACATCGCCCTTCACCTCACCGACCGTGCCGACGTTGGCGATCTCACCCGTGGAGCCCACGGCAAGCGCTATATCGTCCAGCCCGGAAAGCTGGCTGTTTATCTCATCCAGGGCGCTGAATCCGCTTGTGAAATCAGTCACGAAGCCTTCTATATCGGTGGCAAGCTTCGCGCCCTTCTCGCCGAACTGAATGGCCGTGTCGACATAGTCCACATAATCCATGCGGTCTACTTTGATCTTCGCATCGCCGTATTTCTCATCAACCCAGCTTTGCAGGCCGTTGCGCCATCCGCTGACCGTATCGGACAGCGAAGACCCGAAGACCTTATCGATGGCCGTTGCGATACGCTCCAAAACGCCCAGGATGGTGTCGGCCATGCCCGTGAACAGCCGCACAATGGAACCGATAGGATCGTTCCATACATTCGCGAAGAATTCCACGAACGTAGCGGTCACGTTCCAGATATTGGCAATAATATTGCGAACGGTCGCGTACAGTACACCGAACACCGTGCCGATGACTCTTCCGACGTCTTCCCATGTCGCGCCCATATCACGCGCAACACCGATACCCTGCACGATAGCCGCACCCAACAGCAACAGCCAGCCGTGCGTGATCGCGAAGCCGATAGCCGGTGCTATAGATGCGGCAAGGCTCACCGCCTTGAAGGCAAGGAATGCCGCCGCAGCCGCATAAACGACCGGTGCCAGCTGTTCCCAATTATTTTTGACCCATATAACGGCATTTGCTAAGCCCATCAGAACCTGAGCGCCGGCGCGTGCAAGCACGATCACCGCATTAAGCAGTATGTTCATGACCTCCTGGAACTGTTCTGAGTTGATCAGGGTTTTCCAGTCCGCAAAGGCTTCCTGAAGACCAAATATCAGGTAGTTTTTGCCGCTCTGAATGATATCTCCCCATGTTTTGGGGACATCCTCGAACTGAAGCTTTAAATCTTCCGTCGCGTCCAGCATTGCATTTTTCACGATATCCGCCGTGATAGCGCCCTCTTCCGCAAGCTTGCGCATCTCTCCGACCGGAACGTCCATGTACTCAGCGATCTGCCGGATCACGTTAGGCGCACCTGACATGACCGCGTTGAATTCCTGACCGCGTAATACACCACCGGCAAGCGCCTGTGACAGCTGAAGGATAACGCTGGCCTGTTCCTGACCGGAAGCCCCGGCGATCTTGAATGCCTTGTTCAGATTTTCCGCGAAGGTGATCTGCTCCTGGTTGGTGCTGAAGGCTTCCTTCGCATTCATGCCCAATCTGGCAACCAGATTTGCAGTGTCTTCATACGAACCTCTCGCACGCTGAGCCGACGCAAAGATCATTTTGTTAAGCTCATCGGTCGTCTGGGCTCCGTCGTTGATGGCGGTCAGCTTAGCCGTCATCTGGCTCATGGCGTCCGCTTCTTCGATAAATCCCTGGGCTAACTTCATAGCGCCTAAGGAAGCCGCCACACTCTTGATCTTACTTAACCAGTCACCGGAAGCTTCAGCGGTCTTTTTGGTCTCATCTGTGACTTTTTTCTGGCTGTTAGCGATCTGTTCAAGAACACCGGAAGCCTTATTGATGGATGATATCAGGCGCTCCATGCTGTCATTATTGCCCACATCGTTGATGCTCTCGTTGAGATTGTCAGCCGACTGCGTGGCGCCGTTTGCGGCATTCTGGAATGCCTTAAATGTCTGTGAAAAACCGTCTGTAATGCTTAGTGGTACTCTTATTCCAGGCATCCCGTCACCTCTTCTTCTTGATCTTGTCCCGCTCTTTAGATTCGCGCTCCAAAAGCGCCTTCATGAGCAGTTTTTCACGTAAGTCTATATTTATAACGTCATGAGGAAAAACGCCGTGTTCTGTGAGCATATAGCGGCACAAAAGCGAATCCAGCGTATCCTCATTTGCTAGTTTTTTGCTTCTTCCTCCAACGCGTCGCTGTTATCCTGGGAAATGAACCCGTTGAGCTCATTGATCTCCTTGACCAGCTTCGCGTATTCACCGGCGCCTAACATCCTGCTCGGGACGTCCGCCGGATCCATTGTCTTGTAATAATCGCAGAGCTCTTTGTCCCTGAAATCGGGCTCCACGGTGCAGGCCAGCACCAACAGCCGGCCGTATTTGACCGTGTCGATGTCTTCGTCCACGATAACGCCGTTCCGCTTTATGGGACGGCTGGCCTGCTTGCGCAGACCCTCGTTTGTTTCCTGGCTGATCGCCCGGATAACAAAAGGCTGCGGTTTGCCTTTTTCGTCAGCAAACCGCGCCGAAATTATAACCTTTTTGGTTTCCGCCTCTACCGGCGGCTGCATAAATGCCTTGATACTCATGATATATTCCCCCTGTCTTGGTTGATCTTTGTTAGCCTACTGTTGCCGGATCATGGAACCAGTCAAGAACCTCGATATCGGTAAACGAGAAGCCCACTTCTTCCTCAAGGAAATCCGCATCTGCGTCGAGCATAGACATCGGAACCTTATTGAGCTTGCAGTTGTAGTAAACTACAGTCTGCTTGCCCACGGAAGTAGACGGATCGTCGTTCTCGATCTGCAGGTTGAAGAACGTCATCTTGCCGGTCTTCTTGTAATCCTGCACCATCTTGATAAAGATGGGTGTTCCGTAGTAGATCGTCATGGTTCCGGTCATCTTTACGCCGGTGGTCTTGTTCTGAACCAGCGTGGTGCCGATAACCTTAAAATCCGATTCCTGAAATTCTGCATCGGTCTGAATCTTCTTCGCTCCAAAGAGTTCCTGATTCTGGCCGTTTATCGTTGCTATCGCTTTGCCCTGTTTTCCGTTCAGGGCGTCTTTTTCGAGTAAGAATGCCATCGCTCAGTCCCTCCTTATTCTGCATCCGTAGCCGAAACGGTCACGGTGATGTAAATCTTTTCGATGCTGTCAACGGGCTGGATACCGAT